CTCAAAGCCAATGCCAATCTTGCCTTGCGCTGGAATATCCAGTGACATGGTGTTGACCATAGCCCCTATGTAATTTAAGTACTCTGTGATATCAGAAAACTTCTTTTCAAGAACAAAGGAATTACCAGTCTTGACACCGCCATTCTCTAGTCGGTCAATACCCGCGCCCCCACCATCAACAGCCCAAGCGCCTCCAAGAGCTGCCGCAAACCAATCATCATAAGTCCCGTATGACAGCTCGCCACCAACTGGGCCGCCAGCTGCCAGTGAGGTCCGAATAACGCCAAGGGTGGCGCGATCAGGACTGATCTCATCAGACTGCTCAAAGCCCATCGTCTGCTTCAAACCTTCTGATGTGAATCGGATTGCCTTGAAGGCGGTGGCGGCTGGTGGGCCAGCGCCAAAGGTCGCCTCCTTTACATAATACAAGCCTGTTTGTGAAGCATTAGACATAAGTCACCTCATTTAAGTTCATCAACAGTGTAATCCAAAGCCACGTTAAATTGCGCCCAATTCACTTCATCCCCAATGTCTGGTTTGAACTTTGCTGCTTCAATCCAAACGCCGGAAATGTTCTTGCCCTCTAGTATCGTCCCAATGGCATCAGCATAGCGTCTTGCGTTCCCATCGCCATCACCCTTGGGGACGAAGATTTGAAATACGATCTGACCTAAGGTGCGCCAGTTGCGTGTAATACCAAACCCGATAGCATCGCGCTCAGTAGGAATGATTGTCATTCTGATCCAGCGGCTATCCGGCAACTGCGACGTCACCATGCGATTGGCCTGATAGATCGGCACAGCAGAGTAAGCTGTCAAGATCCACTGCGCCAAGAAGTAGGTGCGGATGGCTTCTGCGGTACTGGTAAAGTTCATGCCATTCCCCACTTGATCTTGATGCGCTTGATCACAGAAGTGAAGGTGCCTGGAGGAGCCTGCGTGCTCCAGCCGTCCTCCATAATGCGCTCAATGTAAGGCAGGTTGTTTGCGATCCAGATCTGTTTGCTTTCTTTCATCATCGCCAGATCAGACTCACCATCCGCATTGATCGCTGCGCCAGTTGGTGGCTTCTTGATAATCGGCACCGCTGGCGGTCGTCTTGGGGACACAAACCATGATGCCCGCGCAGTACCGCCAACATAACCTTTTGGCGCTGCTCTACCGCGCAGCGAACGCCACAAGTCAGGATTACCAACGGGTGTTGCCAGCACTAGCGCCCGAAACATGTCAAACACAATCGCCATTTTGGTAGTCTTGATATCACCAAGCATCTCAATGCGCGCAAAATCCTGCAACGAAACAGTAAACTCTGCGGCTGTACTGCTGGTCTTACTACTCACCAGTGCAACACTCCCGATGCAGCAGCAAAATGGGCTCTGGGGCAATGGAGGAGTTGGCAATCAATTCCTCTACCAAAGAGTCTCCAACAGTCAGCTCTGCGTCAATCTTCAGGATGCCACCATCAAAAGCCAATCCCAGTTGCGAAACGCTCCCAGCTAGTTCGCACCAGCCTGTTTGCTTATCAAGCACCCATATCATGCCTTGTGGATGCTTGGCGCTGATCACAACTCTGATTTGCCTTGCCATGCTATGTGCCTTCCCTTGTCATGTGCATAGCCTCATCCATAAGTACAATGGCCATATGGGAGAACTCAGAATGTTTCATCTGCGACCAGTCAGTGTCGTGAGTCCCATCTTTCCAGCGGACAACTATTGAACAAGCCTCAATCTCCCCTGCCTGCGCCTTCTCTAAGGTGCGAGCGAGCACCATCACCGGATCTACCATAACACCAGGCAATGAGGCAATCTTTCGCTTCTTCAGCCATTGAGAGTTGCTCATGCTATTTCCTCATGTGGATCTTATACATGGCGACAAGATCCCCGCTGTACACAGGATTGAAGCCTACAACTTTGTAGACCACACCATCAAATGTGAGTGTGTCTTTGTCCACATTCAATGGCAATCCTGCAATGTTGGTGCCGCCAGCGTTCGCAGCAGGGGTCAAGCAGAACATGTCTGTAGCAAGAACACGCTCACCATCTCTCTCCTGTATGTCTGCTATCTCCTGTATGTCTGCAAAGGTTGGCGGGCTTATGGCCAGTGGGTAAGTCGTTGGTGATCCATCAGTCGGCAGATTAGTAACTTCATCAAAGGTCTCTGACTCGCGAGACAAAGTAGCATCAGTGCCAAACACATCTGTGATCAGCCGATTGGCCAAGGCTCTGAAGCGTGTGTCAAAAGCTGTGGTCATGCGCGTAGCACATTAGCATTAAAAATTACTGACGAGCCGCCGTTGCTGAGAAACAATGACAGCCATTTTGTCGCAGCCGCGTACACTGGATCCCCACCACCAGTATTAGTGCCGGCACTGTATTCAACTTCCATCTCACCAAGTTTCTCACGAATCACATCGCCGCTGGACGAGATTGCATCTGGCAACAATTCACCATCAACAGCACGCAGAGCAAGTTCAATCGCGGAACGTTTCACTTCCATCGGCACAAGCGTTGGCGGCACAGGAAACCCGTCCACTGTTACGCCGATTCGTGGCCAACTCAACGCCTGTGTGGCAAGCACACGACTGCCAAGCCACAGCCCGCGATACTTCTGCTCCAGATAGTCAGCTGCCTTGCGCAGCGCCACTTCCTTGGCAGCATCGTTTGCTGCCCAAGCAGAGTTTCCCCGGTTGGTCCAGTAAGTATTCGCCTCAGTAACAGACGCAAAGGATTCTGCGTCAGACTTCCCAGTGCCATCTTCAACGACAAGAGCCATCACTTATCTCCAATGGGGATAGAGAGACTAGATTCATTCGCCAACGGCTTACTATTAGCCGCAGACCATAACAGGTCTACTGCTTGCATGATTTCTGCTTTGGTACGCCCCAACACCTTCTTGTCAAAGTTGTCACGAGCATACTCAATCAGTTCCTTGGTCGTCATGTCCGGCCAATGTGGCTTGCCAGCCATAACGTCAAGTTCACGCGCAGTCGGCGGATTAAAATCCAGTCTCTCCTCCACAACAATCTGCTTCTCACAATCCTGTCTAGAGTTGTAGGCTTCATAAGCAGACCGCACGCTATCTGATGGTTCAAGCAACATCACCACATCATAACTTGGCTCAACCTCGTTCGGATCAAACCGAATTGGATTGCGCAGATGGGCAACATGGCCTTCCGCACGTAAATGGATAGCAGCGGCTTTCAACTTATCGCCGTCAGTTCCAAACAACAAAATGTTCACAGAACTTCCTTACTGGGTCTTGAGAGCTACACCGCCAAGGTCTTTGTAGCTCGCCACAACCTTGTCCCAATTGCTGCCAGTCGCGACAGCAGCCGCTGCGGGATTTTCTCCACCATTGGTGGTGTCCCACTTGAAACCTTTCACATGGAGGTTGTAAGCGAACTCACCCTGGAGGCGCACAACGAGGTTCTCAAGACCAGTAACGATCTGGGTCTCAAGGCTTTCCTCTTCGCTGTCCTCAAGACGAACGGCATCTTGCGTCAGGCCGAGCGTGATGTAGGTGTCCGGCGTCGCATCAGTGAACAAATCAAGCGAATCCGTTACCAACACAGGCCGATTCATCGTCACAGGAGAGGCTTGCGCCACTACCATGTTGCTGATGCCGAAGATGTTGTCAGCGATCTGCTGCTTCACCAGGTCGTAGTAGACCTTCGAGTGCATGATCCAGCAAACAACGCGGTCTGCAGAATCACCCATCTTCGACAGCGCAGTAACCAGCATCGCATTGGTCACTGTGCCAGCGGAGCCGTCATGGAAGTTGGTAGCTTGCGCCGCCAACGCAGCCGCTGCTGCCGAGATGCCGCTGTTGAGCTGGTCAACAGCAACAGCCTTGGCAACCTGGGAACCGATGAGGAATGAAAGTGATCCCTCGCCAGCCGCCAGACCTTTCTTGCGGAACGCGTCCAGCGTCTGCGCGACCGGGCCGATTTTCCGGTTGCACTTCACACTGATGAACTCTTCCTGCGTCAGAGCCAGATCCGTTGCAGCAGCAACAGACGTGACATCACGACGCGTGACCAGCGACGTGATGTTCTGGAAGAACGACGCCTGCTCATAAGCACCCGGCAAACGCTTGGTGACCATGCGCAGAGAGTTACGGCTGGCAGCGTTGAATGCATCGGTGACTTGCACCAACGTCTCAACGAAGCCTGCCGCAACGCGGTCGTCGTAGATTTTGAAGTCACTTGCCTTACCAATAGCCATTGTTTAAATCCTCGCGGTCATTGATTGATGAAACCGCCAGTCGCTGCAGCCTTCTGCTGCGATGGCAGCGTCATGGGCAGCTTGTTGTAAGCATCAACGCCGTGCTTCTCCATGTAGGCATTCTTCTCTTGCAACGTCATCTTGGCGCGGTCGATACCCCCAGGGGCACCGCCACCACCATTCGTTGCAGGAGGAGCACCACCACCTGAAGAATTAGAGCCTTTGAATGCTGTACCATAGCCTTCCATGGTTTTCATTTGTGAAACAAAACCGCTGAGGGATAAGTAAGCACCTTGGTTATCGATCATAGGATCTCCCTTGTCATCGAACAACCGCACGTGATGCTTGCCGTTTTCCTCAATCAGTTTCGCTCGACTCTTGACATGTGGCAACAGCAGTAGTGACGAGCCGCCAGCCTTCTCAATCTCGGCAGATGCCGCGCTGGAAATAAGTTCATTCTCCAACGTGCCTGACAAGCTCTTGATTCGCTCTTGAGCCTTTGCCAGTTCCGCCTGATGAGAAACATTCAGCTGCTCCTTCATTTTCTCCCAGCCTTTGCCCTTGCTGCGGATGTCCTCTTCAAGCGCGACTAGCTCTTCATACTTGGCCAGGTCGATAGCTTTGAGTTTCTCCAACTGCGGCTTCATTGAGATCACCTCGTTTTCAGCCGCTGTTCGCTGGGCACGCTCCACATTGAGCGCCTTCTTGAGACCTTCCGCATCATCGAAACCGCCGTCAATGTCCAGCACAAACTCCTCGCCAGACTTTACATACAGGGCTGCAATCGCCGCGTCTAGGCCACTTTGAATCCCTCTCCATGGTAGAATCTGAATTGATTCCTGAAAGCAGTTGTAATGCTTTAAGCAATCGACTCATTTTCACGTTGCCTTTTTCTTCAAAGATTTAATCACGCGCTGTTGCTCCATTTTATTAAGTTGGTCATAACGCCTACCACTATACAGCCTACTCGCCTCTTTATTCAAATCAACAATTGAAAACTCAACACCCAAAGATAACGCAGCAGAAACTTTCAATGCGGTTGTGGCAACGGGCCTCGCATTGAAGTTGATCAAGTCAACCAGCTTCCCCTCGCGGAACAGCTTGGCCTTCTTGACCCCAAGCACCTCATCCTGAAACGATGGCGACTTACCCTTCAGCCAATCGGTGAAAGTGAGTGATGATGGCGCCTGCCCATCCATCGTGGCGCGTACTTCATCTGGCACCTTGGCTCTGGTCTTGACGCCCAACTCCTGCGGCGACTTCACCACTGGCACTATCACACTGCGACAGTTGAAGTGGCGCGGTGGACCTCCTGCCCACGGCAGACTGTGGCCAATCGGTTCCAGGGTGTTCACATCCCATGTGAGGTCTGAATAGGAAATGCAGATGTCAGTGGTGCGGTTGTCCAGAGTGCTGACTTGCTGAATGGCGCTGATCACTTCGCTGTTAGCACGAAAGGCTTCCAACCGATCCTGCTTACTGACGGATGTCACTGCGGTATGCGCCAATGCGATGGACTGCTGGCGTGTAACCTTCAAAAACCCCGGAACAGCTTCACCGTTGATTGTACCACCACTCATACGTGCTGCCATCTGCGAAAGTGTTTCACCCGACTGTATGCTGTTGAGCACTGTGCCTATGAACTTTTTCTGCGCTGATTGCGACATGGCGTCAAACTGCTCACCAATGCCATAGCCTTCTACCAGCGCCTTGCTGACAGCTGCCTTTGCTGTCTTGTCACTCAGCGCAGCGGGTCTAAAACTAGATGAGGCCATTCAATGCCTCCTCAAGCAACTTGCTGGCGAAGCTCGCTTCATAGGCACCAATGGCTTTCAGCGCCGCATTCAGTTCAACCTTCATTTCCGCCATGCGCTTCGCGATCAGTGCGGAGCCTTCCTTGTCCAGCTGCTTGCGCCGCCGCATCTTCTCCAACTCGGTGGACGGACTGATCGGGTCAATGCGCTTTGCCAAGGCTGCCAGTTCATGGCCCAATTCAATGATGCGTTTATCCAACTTCAAGAACACGCCAGCCGCAACCCGCCGCAGCAAAACCTCGCGGCTGATGTAAGCGTCTTGCAGCTTACTGTTGAGGCTGTTCTTCATCATCCTCGTCATCCGGTTGTACACGCGGCAGACCCGTCAGCAGGTCAATGTCAGTGGGATCACCCATTGGCGGCAATTCATCCTCCAGCTTGACCTTCTCCTCTTCCGGGTCAAACGTCTCGCTCAGGATACCACGCCGCTGCATCTCCATCCAGAAGCTCTCTTGCGAGATGTCACCGTTGATGCGCATATTCCAAAGCATGAGGGCCTCTTCACTGTTGACCTCAAACTTGAACTCTGTTTGCAGATCAATATCGCCCAACTCAGCATCCGGCGACATCTGTACCCAGTCTGCCATCACCCGTACCATTTTCTTCAGGCCAGCCTGCAACTCACGCGCCATTACAGAAATGGCGGAGTCATTCTGGTTCTTATCAATCACCCGTTCTGTAGCAGTGATTCGGCCCGGATTGATGAGCAGTTCAATGCCATAGTTGCTCATCTCATTCTTCAGAGCATCAAGGTCAGCCTGACCAGCCGCAATGGCAGCGCCTGTATGCTCGACAAATTCAATCACAGTTTCCTTATCAGTGATGATTGTGCGGCTGGCACCAATCGTGACATTGACAACATCCTCTGGCGCGGCTGCTGTAGCAATGTGCAGGATTGGAACGCGGGCGACATGCAGGATGGTGCGCTGGTCACTGGTACTCTGCCAATGCGCAACATTCATGTAGCCAAGGTCCAGCAACGGCGGCAATGCCGTCATGTAGCCAAGACGATTGGTGTAGATGGTTATCAACGGCACAAACGTCAGGGTGGTCTTGTCATCACTCTCAAGCAGCCATGTGGCAGTGTCCTCTCGATACACCCGCACTCTGCCTGGCTCCAGCACTCGCACTCGTCTCACAGCGATGGTAGCAAACTCATCAATGGGGTCATTGTCTTCTGTGACCTCAAGGATTCGCACTTGGGTGCTTTGCTGCTGGCCATCCTTCAATTCAGACTTCCAACCAATCACACTGCTGGCAAGCACGTGTATGGCGTAAGGCCTGCGTTTTGCAACCCGCTCATCCGCCAAAGTCTCTTCACCATTAATTGCGGCAGGAGCCTTTGGGTAATCCACCAAGATGTGAGTGAGACCATCATTAACAGCAGCGCGAAATACTGCCCGTGCAAACACATCAATGTTGCGGCCTGCGAGGTCTACATTATTGAGCCACTCGTAGATGTTCTCTGGCGTGTCTTCTGAAACCTGTATCTGCTTTTGTAGCGGCATTGACGCAAAAGTGTCCACTGTGCGCCGGTAAGCAGGGAACAGCGTGGTAGTGTTCAGCCGGTTCTTGTAGGCAGTGTCGCTTTCCTTTTCCTCTTGCGGCAAATACAACACTCCAGCCTTGCGCATTGCCTCTGTGCCATCACACAGAGTTGCTACAAGAGCAAGCGCTGGCCTGGTTTCAAGCCAAACCTTGCTTGGATTGTCAACAGCGCCTGCCATGGGCTAGGATGCTCTACATTGCGCGATATAGTTTCCTGTAATCCCCCAGCCTGGCAACCCTGGAATCGCCGCATCACACCCAGTGCCGAGAGGGATGGTAACATTCCTGACCTTGACCATCCTCAAAAGTCCATACCAACTTGGCTTCAATAAATAAGCTGTCGTTGTTACCGTGACTAATACAGGCGCATTTGGTGGTGCTGTACTCTCAATGGTCTTAATG